GCCGACAGCATTGAAAACGGCTTATGCCCAGATGGCATAGCATACGATTGGAAAAAACGGAGAAACTAAAATGGCTACAGTAGCAGGTATTAAAATCAAAGCAAAAGCAAAAGTTCAGCGTAACCCATTGCTGGTTGACGAAAAGTACACAGGCTCTGAACCAGTCTGGGACACCGAACGTGCCGCACAGTTTGATGACGCTACCTTTGATAACATTTTGCGTCGTGCCTTTTATTACTACAATTACTTTTACAATCAAAAAGATTTGAAGAAGTATGTGGTTGAGTGGATGAAAGCACAGGGCACATACACTAAAGACGATATCAAAGCCTATGAGCGAGCCAGTGATCGTGCATTGCCAATGACTGTATGCAGTCTTATCAAAGCACACAAGCAAGGCATGCCATTCCGTGGTCGCCACCTAGAGTTTATTACCACAGAACTTGCAAAAGTAATCCGTGAATCTGTGCCCGAGGAAGAAGAGCAAGTTAAAGAAGAAAAACCCAAAGCATACGTTCCTACCATCCAAGACCGTATGAACGAAAAAACAGCAGAGACCATTGGTGAGCTTGAAGGCTATTACGACGAAATGGACACCAAGTTCAAGCACTATGACTTCTTGGTAACCAATAATGTACCTCAAAGCCAGCTGAGCAAATACGAAGATCTATACACAGCCCGCAAAGCCGAACTTGAAGAAGCACAAGCAGGCAAAGATGACCAACTCAAAGAAGGTTACAGCCACATGAAAGCGGCTGACTTTAAAAAGCACTATGCGTGGATTGATGCTCTGGTAGATGCTATTGCACAATATCGTAATGTTAAGAAAGCCACTAAGAAAGTTCGTGCTCCACGTGCAGTAAGCAAAGAAAAAGTTGTTGCTAAACTCAAGTACGCCAAAGAAAACAAAGAGCTTAAAATTGTTAGTGTTAATCCTGCAGACATTGTTGGCGCTCAAGAGTTGTGGGTCTACAACGCTAAAACACGCAAGTTGGGCAAATACGTAGCAGATAGTATTCAAGGTCCGCTAGGCGTTAAAGGTACTAGTATTATTGGGTATGATGAAAACAAGAGCGTGAGCAAAACACTTCGTAAACCCGAGGAAAAGCTCAAAGAATTCGCTAAAGCTGGTAAAATACAGTTGCGTAAGTTTATTGAAGACATTAAAGCAACAGAAACCAAGCTCAACGGACGTATTAGTGCAGATGTGCTATTGCTAAGAGCAGTATAAGCGACCCAGTCCTAGTTATCGGTAATAAATACTGATACTAGGACTATTTTTATGACCACAAGACCAGCACCAGTTACAGTTGAACCCGGATACTCAGATATTGGCAGTATTCCAACACAGAGCCTAAGTGGCCCTGGGCACATTGCGTATGATGCTAGTTTGTACCCATCGGGCAACGCTAAACGTGCCGAAATTACAGACTATATCCGTATGCGATTAGGCGACGGCATCGTTGATGTTGAACTTGATAAAGAACATTACGAAATGTCTATAAATCAAGCACTGGTTAAATTTCGTCAGCGTAGTAGCAATGCTGTGGAAGAAAGCTATGCATTTTTAGATTTGCAAGCGGAAACACAGGAATACATTTTACCAAAAGAAATCATGGCAGTTCGCCAAGTGTTCCGACGTGGTATTGGTAGTGTTACAGGCACAACTGCTAGTCAATTTGAGCCGTTTGCATCGGGCTACTTAAACACATACATGCTAGTTGCTGGCCGGGTTGGCGGATTAACCAATTACGAATTGTTTGCTCAATACCAAGAGCTAGCAATGAGAATGTTTGGTGGCCATATGAATCATACGTTTAACCCAGTTACTAAAAAATTAACATTAGTTCGTAAGGTTCCTAATGCCGGACGTAGCTATGCAAGTATACAATCATTAACTGCCAGCGGAACAGCGTCGGGCAGTACAATTACAATTAGAACTAACTCACCATACATGGCAGATATCGGTAATACTTTGTATATTACCAGTTGTCCAATTGCTGGCTATAACGGTACATATAGTATCGTTACTCGTAACGATGATCATACTGAATTTACAGTTACATCGGCTAGTGCATTAAACGCTACCAGCGTAAGCGGCTTTGATTTAAGTAGAACTAGAATATATTCGAGTGCAGTAGATCAAATGGGTGAAACGGTTATGCTTTGGATTTATAACACTAAACCAGATCAAATGTTATTCAATGACCCATATGCATTTCCGTGGTTACAGGACTATGCTTATTCATTTGCTAAACGAATTGTTGGTGAAGCACGTGAAAAGTTTGCTACTATTGCAGGCCCGCAAGGAGGTACTCAATTAAATGGCGCGGCTCTAAAACAAGAAGCTCAGGCAGAAATGGAAAAACTAGAAGAAGATCTCAAGACCTATGTAGATGGTGGAACGCCATTAACTTGGGTCACAGGTTAATTGACAAAACCAAAATAATATGTAATAATGCTCCTAATAACACTAGGAGCATTTTTTATGATTATAGGTATTTGCGGGTTTATAGGCAGCGGAAAAGATACTGCCGCAGACTTCTTGGTAAACTTTCACGGATTTCGCAGAGATAGCTTTGCTGGTACTCTTAAAGATGCAGTGGCGTCGGTGTTTAATTGGGATAGAGAGTTATTAGAAGGGCGTACCAAAGAAGCACGTGCCTGGCGCGAACAAGTAGACCCTTGGTGGGCAGAACGTTTGAACATGCCTAATCTAACTCCTAGATTAGTACTACAACTCTGGGGTACTGAAGTATGCCGCAGAGGCTTTCATGACGATATTTGGATTGCCAGCGTGGAAAATAAATTGCGTAACAGCAAAGACAGTATTGTCATCAGCGACTGTCGTTTCCCTAACGAAATTGCTAGTATCAAAAACGCAGGTGGTAAAGTGATTTGGGTACAACGTGGTATTACTCCGCATTGGTATGACGTAGCAGTACAAGCTAATCGTGGGGTCGAAGCCGCCCAGAGATTCCTAGTACAAGAAGGAATTCATGCCAGCGAAACAGCCTGGGCTGGAACGCAGTTTGATGCAATTATTGACAACGATGGATCACTGGACGACTTGTATGTACAGCTTAAAAGTCTGGTACAATAGGACTGGGTTTCCAAGGAACTTTGCTTTTATACAACTCTTTAGAACAATTAAGACATATAGTTTTTAGATTAGTTCGGTCATTGTTCTTAAGATTACCATCAACGTGATACACTAAACTTTGATCTGCTAATTTAAATTTAAAGCCACAATGTTCGCATTGTGGTTTTTTTCTATAGCCCAATTTAAACCATTGCGGCGCCGCTGGCTTTAATTTCTTGCCTTTGCGTATGCAACTGTCGCACATTTTTCGATAGTGTACAATATCTTCTTTAACATAGTTAACAGCAACAGGTTTTTCGTTACATACAGGGCATAAATGTCGTTTTTCCATACTAATACTTACCTAAAAACCTTTGCAAAGGGCACTCTAACGACATGAAAATGTGCTATTAAAATAAATATTCATAAGCATGTATTATAAAGGAAAAATACTATGGCACTAATTTCTCCAGGATTGCAGTTAACAGTAACTGACGAAAGTCAATACGTACCAGGCGCAGTAGGTAGCGTACCACTAGTTATTCTAGCAACCGCACAAGATAAAACAGTAAACGGCGCATACGCTGCCGGGACTGCAAAAACCAATGCTGGCAAACTACAAGCGTTTACTAGTCAACGCGAATTAGTATCAGCACTAGGATACCCAACATTCCAGCAAAGTTCAGCTGGTACTCCATTACACGGAGATGAACTAAACGAATACGGATTAATGGCAGCCTACAGCACATTAGCTTTAGGCAATCGTGTTTTTGCTATTCGTGCTGATATCAATTTAAATGAATTAACAGCAACAAGTGTACGTCCAATTGGTGCACCTGATCACGGAACATTCTGGCTAGATATCGCTAATACAACATGGGGCATTAACGAGTGGAATGCCGCAACTAGCACATTTACAACAAAAACTCCTTTGTTGATTACTAGCTTAGATGACACAACATTGATTGGTAGTGTTTACACTCCTAAATCAAGCGTAGGCACAATTGGTAGCTATGCTGTAGTTGTAGCAAACTACGATAACCGTATGTTCTACAAAGCAGCCGACAATGCATGGTACCAAGTTGGTACAGATGATTGGAAAAACAGCTGGGCAACAGTTGTTAGCACAGCATCTGCAGGTACAATTACAGTTGACGCCAATGCAGAATTAACAATTAACGATGTTGACGTTACAGTAACATCCGGTACAGCGTTAAGTGACGTTGTTAGTGCAATTAATGCCGCAAGCATTGATGGCGTAACAGCAGTAGCTAGCGGTGGATTGCTAGTATTATTTGCTGACAGCAATGCAAGTAGCACAGGCGGATCACCAGACGGAAAAATCACAATCGCTGATGGATTAACAGTGCCGTGTTTAGCTGATCTAAGAATCACAGCCGGTACATACTTTAGCCCACAAATTGAGTTTGGCGATTATGTAAATATTCCAAGCTGGAGAAGCACAGACACAGTAAAAGCTCCAACAGGTAGCGTTTACATCAAGACTAGCGTACTAGGTAATGGTATGAACTTGTCTGTTAAAGAATACAATGCTGATGCTGACACATGGTCAAGACTGGCAGTTCCTGTATACGCAACTGAAGAAGCCGCACTATACGGTTTAGATCCAGCCAGCGGTGGTTTTGGAAT